GGCGGCTTTTTTTGTCTATAGCGTCGTCGAATTTATCTGTTATCATGTAAGGGCCTGTTTTCTTAACCGGCGTTTAGATTGCGACTTCTGTTCGCATTCTCGACATTCTGGACGGAATTTGTGGATAAGTGTTGTTTTATTGTAGGGGCGAAAGTAGGCGAGAAGTTTGACGCCGCCGCAGGTGCAGCAGCATTTATAATTTGATTTTTCCATTGTCTTTACATTTGCTTTAGGTTTTGTTATTGTTTGTTGTTCTATGGACAAGCCGTTTAGCGACAAGCAATTAGAATTTATTTTAAAAGCGTTTTCGCCGTGGAATTTCGCACATGGCAGCGTGTCTACAGGCAAGACAGTATGCACGCTTTTTCGTTTTTTGCAAGCAGTAAATGACTGTCCGGATAGCGAAATTGCAATGATAGGGAAAACGTCAACTACGTTGTATAACAATGTAATAAATCTTATTTTTGAGTGTCCGCAGTTGGCGTTATTTCGGCCATTTTGCAATTGGATGCCGTCTAAACGTGCTCTTACTTACAAAAATAAAACCGTCACTACATACGGAGCAAAGGACGAGGGCGCAGTGCAATTGATCCAAGGGCGAAGCCTGTCGCTTGCCTATTGTGACGAGATGACACTGTATCCAGATTCATTCATCCATATGCTCGATTCCCGTCTCCGTAAGGCGCATAGCATGGGCTTTGGTGCAATGAATCCGGCGCATCCTGAGCATATCGTTAAGCAGTGGATAGATAAGGGCGTGGCCGGCGATCCTAACTATTATTCCCTTCACTTTACCTTAGAAGCAGATGCGCCTTTCCTGTCGGAAATCTATAAAAAGCGTGTTGTTGATGCTTCAAGCGGGCTATTTTACAAGCGTAACGTCCTTGGCCTTTGGTGCTTAGCAGAGGGGGCAATTTTTGACTTCTTTGACAGGGCAATTCATGTATGTCGCAAGGCTCCGGCGGCGGCAGAATATTTTATAGCGGGGGTGGATTTTGGGCTAAATAATCCGTGTGCATGCGTCATTGTTGGCGTTAATACGGGTATACGTACGCAATCGAGTAAGAAGGTGTGGGCGGAGGCGGAGTATTTTTGGGACCACAAAAAGCGGGGGCGCATGAAGTCGGTAAGTGAGCTTGCCAAGGATATCGCGGAGTTTATTGAGCCGTACGGAGTGCGTAGCGTGTATATTGATCCGTCCGGATTGCCATTAAAGGTGGATTTATCCCGCCTTGGCGTGCATACTGTTGACGCTGATAATGAAGTCCTGGACGGAATTGCCCTACTCACTAGCGAAATGAGCAAAGGGACGCTATACATATCGGAAAACTGTAAAAACCTCATTCGAGAGGTGGAAACGTATGTATGGGATGCCAAGGAATCGGCAAAAGGGTATGACGAGCCTATAAAGAAGGACGACCATGCTTTAGATGCGTTTAGGTATGCCATGGCAACTCATAAGGTAGCGTCATATAATCCGCGTGGAACAGGGGATAGTCACGATCCAGATAAGTATAGACAGGCTAGATTTGATCCAGGAGGAAGGAGGTTTTAGGTATGCCGTGTTGTTGTTGGTACGTTCCAAGTGATAAAGACCAGAATAAGATGAGAAGCATTTGCAAGGCGTTGGTAGATCATTAAAGCGTTTTCCGAACGTCTGGCGCGACATTCAATTCGGAATCAACGACGGAGGTTGTGTGTCTAAAGAATCAATTTTGGAGTCTAAGCGTCGATATTATTATAAAAATATAGAGAAAATACGTATTTATCAAAAAAAATATCGCGAAGCCAATAAAGCGATATGTTATCAAAGACAGCGTAGATCAGAGGCTAAGAAAAAACAGCAGTATATAGATAAGCGTAGGGAAAATTATAGAAAAAAGCGTGGAATTCCTTTAGATGATCCATTTCGTAAACGAAAAGATGGTGAAGGCAATATAGATGCTCAAGGATATAAGACCATAACAAAGAAAGGTCATCCCAATCAAACGGATTCGAAAGGAAGAATTCGTGAGCATGTTTATGTAATGTCCGAACATTTGGGGCGACCATTATATAAGGATGAATCGGTTCATCATAAGAATGGAGATAGGTTAGATAATGCTATAGAAAATTTAGAATTATGGAGTAAGAAACAACCTCCAGGCCAGCGAGTAGAAGACAAAATCAATTTTTATATAGAATATTTAAATCGGTATGGATATAAAGTGTCTAAAGAATAATGTTTATTCTTTAGGAGGCACTTACGTCTTTCTATTACCCCCCATGGAATAATAGTCTAGAGCCGAATCAAGGAAATATTAGACAATGGTTGGATAACCTCTATTCTAAATTTCAACCAATTGAACAAAGCCGGGGTTAACGCCCTCACTGTAATGGTGGGGGCGTTAACCCGAAAATTCGGTGGAATCAAAGTAACATAGACACTCTTTTCTATGCAGGTAGCCAAACTTTCGTTAATCGTTACTTCAACTTTTCCCCTACAACATCCTATCAGCAGTATTATTTCAATCTGATTCAGCAGCCTGTGAATATTGTAACGGGCTATGAGCGGCAGCATAGGAAGCAGTTCAGTTATGTGCCGTGCGAGGGGGCCGATCCGCAGACGACGGACCAATATACGAAGTGTATAACGCATTGTGCGAGCATGGGTAATATCCATGAGCAGAAGAGCAAGGGTAAGGAGTTGGCTGCTGTCGCAGGCATGTGTTTACTTCAACCCTATCTAGACTATGATGAGGACGACCAGGCTCAGGGGACCCTAAAGGTCAAGGTGTGGGAGTACAACAGTTTCCTCGTTGATCCTTACTTTCGTTCGCCTGATATGAGCGATGCTCAGTTTGTTTGGTGTCAGGAGTATATATCGAAGAAAGAGGCCGAAAACAGATTTCCTGATAAGCTAGAGCAGATTCGTCCCATGGCCGGCACACCGCAGCGTTATGGCAGCTTCTATTTCCTTCCAGAGAACTACAATATGGCTAGGAATGACCTGATGGTCCTTTCCTATGTATGGTATAAGTGGAAACGCAAGCGCAAACGTCTCTACAGTAGGTCTAGAAACCAGTTTTTTGATATAGGGGCAAGTGCGGATAGCGAAGCTATTCTGTATAATATTCCTGATATGGAGGAGGTAACGGTTGAGGTTCCGTGTTGGAAGCTTGCTGTCGTTCTTAATGATCAATTGATGTTTCAAGGAGACAACCCTCTAGGCTTTGATGGGTGCCCGTTTGTGCCCTATTTCTGGAATTACGAACCGCATATCAATTACTACGACCTTCGAGTGCGTTCCCTAGTGCGCACTATGCGCGATCCTCAGTTCCTGATGAATTATAAAATAATAACTAATAACGATATAGCGGCGGCGACGATCAATGCGGGATGGAAGCGGAAAATTGGAGCGGTAGCGAATGAGGACAATCTAAAGAAATCTGGCCAGGGATGGGACGTCATCATCAATGATGGCTATGAGATGACGGATTGCGAGAAGATTATTCCGTCGGCAGTGCCTGAGAGTGATTTGGCGTTGGCAGAGCAGATGAAGGAGTTGATTTTTGCGACGAGTGGCATCAATTTAGAAAATTGGAGTGGTCAGCAGGACAAGCAGATTAGTAGCCTGACGGCGATGATCAAGCAGGCGGCGAATTTGATGGTATTTCAGAAGTATTTTGACCAGTGGGATTATAGTGACAAGCTGCTCGGAGAGCGCCTATTGCAGATTGTGCTAAATAATTGGAGTGCGGAGAAGGTGGCCCTTCTCATAGGCGAGGAGCCGACGCCGTTCTTCTATAGCAAGATATTCTGTAAATTTCAGACTGTTGTCGAAGAGGCCGACTTGACGCCGACGCAGCAGAACTTGCAGGCGCAGCAGATGATGGATATCAATGCGGCATTCCAGAGAGAGGTATTCCCGCCATCTATGATCATTCCTAAGCTTAATATCACTGGCAAGGGCGAGATCATTCCTTACTTGCAACAGCAAGAGCAGCAGATGCAGGCGGTGCAGGGCGAGGCTACGAACATTCAGCATGCCTTTGAGGAGGCGAAGCTTCAAGAATTGTACAGCAAAGCCGCTGCAAACCTTGCTACCGCACGCGAGCGCCATGGCAGAGCCGAGAGCAATGTTGGCTTATTTGAAGAAAGGATATCGGAGGTGCAGAAAAATGAGGCGCTCTCAACGAAGTCGAAGATGGAGGCCATTGAGAAGATGGTGGATGTGATAGCGAAATTTGGCGAAGTTGAGACGATGTTGGCGGCGAATAAGATCGAGTCGTATAGTAATGAGCAGGATAGGGAGGAGGAGGCTGACAGGCAGAAGGCTAGGATGACGGCTGAATCTAACAAGTTCATGGAGAAGATTTTAGGTGGTGCCATGTCGTCAGGTGGCAGGTAAACTAATTCTTTTTGATTGATTTCTAAATCGTTTCTGTTATAATTCCAAAGCGAAAGTGGTGTATTCAAGAGTTACTTAGCACTCGTAACGCTCGGGTCATTGGTTCGAATCCAATAAGGCCCTTCGGGGTCTTTAGCTCAGTTGGTAGAGCACGAAAAAGCCTCTTGGAGAATGTCCCCTTTTATTTCTATGGCGAAGGGTAGAGTTACTTTGGGTTATCACCCGTTAGGGTGTGCAGTTCGATTCTGCAACACTCTATCCGATTATTCCTAGGATTTTATTATGCAAAGGCGAAGTTTCAGATTCGCAGTTTGGGACGAGAAGAATACGATAAGAAACAAACGGTGGGAGAATGGTATGAAGTTTGTGCATGGCAATGCGACGGACATTATTTACATGTCGGTATATGGAAAGGGCAAGGAAGTGGGATTGCGTATAAAGCATCCTGATACATCATATAGCGAAAGCTTTTCGTTATATTTGGATGAGAAGGAAGCTAAGCAGTTTCTTGATCTATATAAGCGATGTTATGATGAGATGTGTGAGAAGGCTCAATTGCCTGATGATGAAGAAGAAAATTAGACGTGGCGTAGATATGAGATACTTAGTGGGTGTCTTCTCAAGACACCGAGATGTGGGTGAAAATCCCACATCCCGCACCAATTTTATATGCGGGATACAGAGCAGCTCATGTCGCTTGTTCCCGTCATTTTGTTACGAAGAGGAGCCGAAGATAACGAGGCTACCCTCAACAGGGGGATGAAAGGTGAATAACAATAAAGAATAGCCTTCGCAAGCAGGTGAAAGTCCTGCCTCTTCATTTTTCAGTGTTTCCGTAGTGAAGATGACAGATACTTTGAACTGCAAATTTAAAACGTGCTGTTATCGCTTGTTCTCGGAGTTTATATTATGAAGATGAATGTTCGTCCCCCTCGGGGGAAAGAGACGACGTTTGAAGGTGGGCCTTCGATGCCGTTATTACCGCTTCAGAAGCTGCGTCGCCTTGTTATGGCGTGTATGCTTTGGGAGGACACTTTCTATGTGGATGGAAAGAAGAGTGTTGAGTTGATATGTGAGGTGTGCCAGCAGGTGCCAGGGGAGAATATTGTCGCTTTGGCCGTGGAATGCCATGAGAAGGGGCTGCTTAGACATGTTCCTTTGCTTCTCCTTGTGGAGGCCCTAAAGAAGCCTGGCACGCGCTGCGTGGAGGCAATTTACAAGATATGTTCTCGGCCTGACCAGATGACGGAGCTTCTCGCTCTATATTGGGGAGGCACAAAGAAGCCATTGCCAGCTCAATTGAAAAAGGGCTTGGCTAAGGCCTTTACGCGTTTTGATGAATACCAGTTGGCAAAGTATGACAGGGATGGCTCTGTCAAGCTGCGTGACGTGCTTTTCCTTTGCCATGCCAAGCCTAAGGATATGCCGCAGGCGATGCTGTGGAAGAGGCTGATCAATCGTGAGATGGCGACGCCAGAAACATGGGAGACGAAGTTAAGTGCAGGTCAAGACAAGAAAGAAACTTTCGATGTACTTCTGGGTAAGAAAAAAATGGGTAAACTCGCAATTTTGCGCAATTTACGGAATATGTGCGAAGCGGGCATATCGAAGCAGCAAGTGCGAGAGGCTCTCCTTGGTGACGCGCGTCCGTTGTTACCCTTCCAATTTATCGGAGCAGCGCGAGCATGTCCGTCGTGGGAAGACGCCATTGAGGAGTCTATGCTTCAGTCGGTTGCTTCTAGAGACAAACTTAAAGGTATCACGATACTTCTTGTGGACGTTTCTGGATCGATGGACAGTGCGGTATCGGGAAAGAGCCAGATGATGAGGATGGATGCGGCATGTGCGATTGCTATATTGTTGAGGGAAGTGTGTGATCAGATTGATATTTTTGCTTTTTCAGATACTATTTGCCTTATTCCTCCTCGTCGTGGCATGGCCTTGCGCGATATTATTGTGGGTTGTATGCCACATAGTGGGACATCTCTTGGGGCGGCGTTAAATTTGATCAAGAGGGATCGGAAATCGAGTGTGGATGTGGCGCGGTTGATCGTGATCACTGATGAGCAAACCTCCGATATGGTACCTCAGATGGGATGTGGGCGGTGTTATATCGTCAATGTGGGCAGCTATGAGAATGGGATAAAGAATGTGGGCAATGAGTGGCTGACGATCAGTGGCTTTTCGGAGCATGTCGTGGATTATATTGAAGAAGTGGAGAGGGCGGATGAATGAAATAGATGAGAAATTAGAAAAAGTTAAACATTTAAAAGGAATGGTTGAATCAGTATATCAACTTATGAAGCTAGGAAGGAACAATGGATGTAGGCATGAGTATCACCCAGTTCATTGGATTAGAGATATTGAAGAGCAAATAAATGCTTTTAGGTTAGAAATTGCGAAACTTCGAGATGAATAATGTGGATATATCTATCGGAAGACTTAACGGCCTCAGTTTGTTCAGTGGCATCGGAGGAATCGACATCGCTCTCGAAGAGTGGGTGCGACCAATTGCCTACTGCGAAATCGACCCTTACTGTCAAGGAGTCTTGTTATCTAGAATGGCTGATGGTTCTTTAGACGAAGCACCTATATGGAATGATGTGACATGTCTTGACAAGGCATGCCTAGATATGATATTATCTCTCAAAAAGGAGAGTGATAGCATGGCTGGAAAGCTCAAGAAATTAACTGAAGAACAAGCCGCGCAAGCGACAAAAAGTTATGATGAAGGCATGTCACTTGCTGACTTAGCCCATATTTATAAAGTTACAAGGCAGGGAATGTGGGATTTAATCCGAAGAAGAACAACACTAAGATCAAATAAGCGTTATGGAAAAGACAATCACTTTTACAGAGGAGGAGCCAGAGCCGACGAACGAGCAGGAAAAATACTCGACAATGCTATCCGTTATGGAAAATTGCTTAATCCTGAAAAATGTTCTTGCTGCGGAAGCGAAGAACGATTCAGAGATGGAAGAACAGCTATCCAAGGACATCACGACGACTACAACAAACCTCTCGATGTTAGATGGCTTTGCCAGCAATGCCATCATGAATGGCATAAACACAACGAACCAATCAGATTTACAGGAGAGCCGGAACTCACCGAGGATATCGACATTATCTTCGGCGGGTTCCCGTGACCATGCCAGGATATCAGCGTTGCAGGAAAGGGAAAGGGATTGGAGGGAGAGCGAAGCGGCCTTTTTTTCGAGATCGTGCGCTTGGCCAAAGAAATCAAGCCCGCATTCCTATTCCTTGAAAATGTCCCGGCCATCACTAGTCGAGGCGGTCTTCGCGTTGTTAGAGAAATTGCCGAAATGGGGTATGATTGTCGATGGTGTGTTATATCCGCTGCGTCCATTGGAGCGTTGCACAAAAGAGATAGATTCTTCCTTATTGCCAAAAGACGGAAGATTGTGGATGACACCCAAAGCAGGACAATGCGGAATGACGGCACGAACGAAAGGCAGGCCACTGGAGAAATCAACACATTTATCAGCTCAAATTTATTGCCAGATGTGGCCGACGCCAACAGCACGCGATTGGAAGGAAAAGGGAACGGAACCCTCAGCATTAAATCGAAACAGTCTAAGGCTTCCAGCGATGACACAAATGTTTCCGACGCCAGATGCGAATATGCGTGGTGCTTACAAGGATGCAGAGAAGAGGAAGGGACATCATTTCACGCTACAGGATGCTATAGGATCTGGGAAACTGAACCCTGCGTGGGTCGCTTGGCTGATGGGGTACTCCACAGAGTGGATAAACTTAGATCCCTTGGCAATGCAGTGGTTCCTCAGCAGGCGAAAGAAGCGTTCAAAATCTTAATGGGGATAAGATGAATCAGTGGATTAAATGTACAGATGATGCGCCTCCGAAAGATAAAAGTTTTTTAGGATATGTTTTGATGGGATATCCTCATCCAGGGCCTAAAGATTATAGGTTGCGAGTTATGATTACATGTGAATGGGATGGCGATAGATTTGTCGAAAACTGCCATTGTTCTGGTTATGAGCGTGATAGAGAATTTATGGAAATAACTCACTGGATGTCGCTTCCAGTGCCTCCGGAGAAAGATTAATGAAGACGATATTGTTGACGCTAGTATATTTTGTAGGTTTTGGTTTTACCTATCTATGGGGTCGGCATGATGGGATGTGGTATACAATAAAGAGGATCGATTCAGAGATCGATAAGCAATTAAAAAACAAAGGAATAAAGCGATGAAATTCGAAGAAGTATTTCCATTTTACCGTGAAGGGAAGGGAATTTACCATAAGAAAGATCCTGATATCATCTTTAAGAAAGATGAGAGATCTACTAGAAAACAAGTCTCAAGAGCAGAAGGCGACGGATATTGCTTTAGATGAATTGATTAAGCAGGCTAAAGAATATGAGTAGATCATATAAAAAAGCAGTATTTCAGTGTGCAGGATGCAAGGATTTGAAGAAGACGGCCAATGCCAAGGTAAGACAGATGAAAGATGTGCCGAATGGCATGAAATACAAGCAATTCTATGAATCGTGGAATATCTGTGATTATCATGCCGATGGACGTTTTAATGGTGATTTATGGAGGAAGAATAATCGATTATTTAAAGAGGAAGGTCGCCACAAGGTTTGGTACAGTTGGAAGTAGTTGCAATTGAAAATATAATTTGTATAATGGACGGCATGCGGTAAGCAACAATATAGAGGGGTTAGTATGAAGCAGCATGATGATAGTTCTAAAGGTAGCTTTAAATCAGGTGGACAGCGCATTGATGATCATTCATTTTGGGGTGGATCAAAAGGAAGTGCTAGTGTGTTCCCTGATGGGCCACATAAGGTGAAGATGGAATCTTCTGCAGAGGGTGCGGCATCGTTGGGCAAGTATGAAGACACTACAGAAGCAATTCGCAGCCAGCAGATGATGGGCAAGTCTAAGATTATGAGTTATCCTCATAAGCCTGGAACAAGAAATTAGTTCTCCGTAGGGGAGTAAGCCATGACCTTGAGCGCCTGAACCTAACTGCATAAGTATGGCGACGTTCCCAGTAACGGCACTGATGCAGTCCGAATTAATTTGAGGTGATATGAAAAGTACGAAGACGGTTGAATCGTATCGCAATACGGCGGCGGCAAAGAATAGGACTAGTGAGAAGTCGGGCAAGTCTAAATTTGCCGATCCTATTCGCATTAGGGAGCAGAATCCTAAGGACAAGCCTGTGGATGGCGTCGGTGTTCAATGGGACTATCGTTGTCCGCAATATGATCAGAGGTCGAGTAATTTCATCAATGCGGGCACGCATTATGGTATAGGCCATAGGCAGCCTGTGGGACATGCAGGCAATCCTAAGCAGGTTGTTGATGTGTTGCCTCAAGGGCGCAAGAATACCCTTCAAGATGACGATTTAGGATAATTCTATGGCACAAGCACATCAGGCGGGTCAGCCGAATAGGCAGCAGCCAAAAGCACCAGGAAAGAATAGATTTGCTCATACGGCAAATACACCCTATGGCATGGGTGACAACTATGGCATGGGTCTTAAGGCTAAGGTTGGCAGGATGAGGAGTGATGGCTTTGAGGTGGCTCCTATGTCTCCGAAGCGTCTAAAGACGCCGCCGCGCGGTGTCGCGTAATTGAAGGGAATCTTTCCTTTATTTTCTTTTCTATATCAGTTCGCATTTTCTCTACTTCAACATCAACTAGCTTATCTACGTGCAATTTAAGATAGTATTGCATTCTGGCTTGAGCCAATTGTAAATCTATCATCCCTGTAAGTGTTGCTGGATTAGGGATATCGAGTTGGACGAAGCCTTCATTGCAAAAGCCGCATCGTGGGCATTGGTCAGAAACCAAGCCATTTTCATTGAAATAGTGGACGTTTTGGCCTTCGAGGATTTTATTAAATTCTTCAATCGTGAGTTTTATTTCGAAGCCATCGTCGGAGATGAAGCGTTTCTCTTTCATTTTCCTTTTCCTTTAGTGCTTTTATTTCGAGTGCAAGTACATAGAATGCTTTGCAGAAGTTGATAGAGCCATCGCCATCTTGTTTAATCTTTTCCAAAACGTCTATCAATTCTTGGATTGTATAGATGTCATCATTCATATTTTTACGAACTTTTTGTTGCTGTCCATATCATTGGCAACCATTTTGTATATCTTGGCAACTTGTTCATCGCTGAGGTCGTCGTTTAGGGGTGCTTCTAGGGCTTGTCGATTCGTTTGGTATTGGTTGATGCTCCAGATGGCGATCTCGCATTCCGTGATGTTGCCACGTTTATATTGAGACCACATTTCTTTTGGTGGGATGTGCCAACACACTTCCAGTGTGTCAGTTTTTGATAGAGCTCGAAATAGATATGAGTTTGTCTGTGCGGCTGGACGTGTCAGTCGAGGCTGCCATAGGAGGCGTTTTGTTACCCCATCATCGGCGGTGCGTGGGTGGGCAAATAGATACACGTAATGGGAATGTGCCTGAAGTGCCAATGACAATGGATTCTTTTTAAGGCAATCTTCGGCCCCTTGGGATATGTTGGCGCTTTGGTCTTTTTTTAGGTGGAGGAGGCGGTCATGCGTTTCTAGGCGATTCAGCTTCATGCTTTTTTTGGCTTGGTTGAAAGTTCTTTCTTTCCATCTTCGACAACGAAGTAGTTCCATTCCTTGAAGGTGGCGATATGTTTATTGTCGAGGAAGATGAGGAGGTTATCGGCATCTATGTCGGCGGCGTCGGCGGTGAGGACGACCATTTCGTCATTTGTTTTGATGTGGTATTTCGTCATAAGGGGGCTTGCCTTTTATATGTATTTAAACTTTAATTATGTATGAACAACGATCGCAGTCCAGCGTAAAGGGCAAAGGATAGTCGATATGACAGTAAATAGCAATGAAAATGCGACCGCTCCTGGAGCGGCAGTTGAGGCAAATAAGCCTAATGACAAGGAGTACAACTTCAGGGCATTGGAGGCAAAGTACAAGAGGGAGCTTGAGGCTGAACGTGCTGCGCGCCTTGAGGCTGAGCGGATTGCGCAAGAAGCGGCAGCGGCGAAGCGATCTGCTCTGCAGGATGATGATAGCGAAGGTGATGATGCTGAGCCATATGTCGATAAGAAGCGGCTGAACCGCTTTGGGAAGAGTTTGAAGGAAAGTACGCAGAGCGAGATTCAGAAGGGCATGGAGGCGGCAAAGCAGGCTGCTAAGGAAGAGCTGCGTCAGGAGCTTTGGCTCGAGAGCAATCCTGACTTCTATGATGTTCTGCAGCATGCCGATAAGTTCGCTCAGAAGGCACCAAAGCTGGCGGAAGCCATCCTACGGATGCCAGAAGGCTTCGAGCGTCAGAAGCTGGTGTATCAGAATATCAAGGAACTTGGTGTGGACAAGCCTGAGGCCAAAGCATCAAGTGTTCAAGAGAAGATAGAGGCGAATAAGAAAAGCCCATATTACCAGCCTAGCGGCATCGCGGCAGCTCCATATGCTGGCGGTGGCGACTTCAGTTCTGTAGGCCAAAAGAATGCCTATGCCAAGATGCAGGAGTTGAAGCAGAGGCTGCGCCTGTAGGTGTCAATGGAGAGTAGCCAAGTTGGTAAGGCAGCAGACTGTTAATCTGCCTATGCGAAGGTTCGATTCCTTCCTCTCCAGTTCAAAGGAGTCCTTATGAAGACAGAGATGAAGATGCTGCCGAATGGCAATTATGAGGCTGTGATTTGTCCAATTCAGCATGAATGCTATTCGGAGGGTTGTACGTTGAGATGTGTGCATTATAGTTGGAAAGAAGGGCTTCATCTTGAGATTGGAGATGGTGATCCTTGTGAAGATGGGTATTGTAATGAATTCATTGTGAAATATTGTCCATTCTGTGGCTATTGCCCTCATTGACGTCATGAAGCTGGTGTGGGGTTCGTCCCTGCACTTTACATTAAATATTTAATTTGCTATTGGTTAACGTACGCAGGCACAAGCGTTATTGTGCAAATTCAGCGTAAGAAAGTGTCGCATCTTTCAATCTGATGTGATCGAGAATAACGTAAGTTAGGGTCGTTTACCGATCATCACGTCCAATATCAACCTCATTTTCATGAGGTACCTAATGTCGATTACGACAACTGGCAATTTAGGGCCGTTGATTCTGCAGTCGCTTGCGCCTGCGATGTTATACGTTCCTACGCCAACGATGAACTATATTACAGTGTGCGACAAGGTGAGCATGCCTGCGAATGGTGGCACAACCTGTCGTTTTATGCGTCCACGCGCATTACAACCGCCAACTGTACAGTTGGGAAATAGCGGGATCGATCCTCCTGCACAAGTGCCGCAAAGAGATATCATAGATGCGCAGATGGCATTCTTTGGTACTGGCTGCATCATAAATGAGCAGGTCATCCTGCAGGACCAAGAAGGCGTCCTGGCATGGGTGTCAGAGCGCTTGGCTGTCGCTATGCGTCAAGCAGAAGATTTGATCCTCCGCGATTACATCGTCTCTGCCGCTTCCGAGATAAACGCCTCTGGAGGCAGTAACGGCGACAATCCAACGAATTTGGCGATGAGCGATTTCAGCTTA